TAACTTATTAGTTTGAGTAGGAGTCATTTTAATGGTTAATTTTCCATTTGGTCCATCTAAGGAAATACCGCCTAATGGTGATGTCAAGGTAAACGCTAACTTTTGTCCGCCTTTTGTATCACGGACTTGCATCTTTGCAGATGCCCCTGTTAAGTCAATAGGATTACCACTGTTGTCTTCATATTCAACAGTAAATGTGAAAGTGGTGTTTTGATCCACTTCGAAATTCTTTTGCACTGCCATTTGCGTGTAGCTCCTAAAATAGGAAAACTCCTATGCTTATTTTAGCACAGGAGCTATCCTAATCGGTATTAAATTATGACTTTTTTGTAAAACCGAATGCTGGCTCATTAGTATTTAGAGCCTTAAGAATTACTGGTAGGATTGCTGCCAATCCGCCCTTAAGTAGATCTCCTGGGTCTGTTTGTCCAGCCAAATATAGAGCAATGGTTGCGCCAAGGAAATGGCGTCCGTAACTTGCTAACGCTGCTAGAATTTTTTCTTGCATTGTTACCTTTCCATCATTGTTTAGATCTTGTTTCATAAGACCTCCTATTTCTGGGCCGTGTGCCCAGGAATTTTGGGAGTTACCCCAATATCTATTATATACCCTTTAAGCAGAAATGTCTACAATTTCACAATTACCGTCTGAAGTACAGGCCAGCGTTTGGGTTCCGCTGGTCCCGTCTTCTGTTTCGTAGAAAGATAAATCTTCCCAACGAATATTCTTAGGCATTTTTGCAACTAGGGCATCGTACTCTTCTTTAGTTACTTCTTGATACGGTGCTTGTTTGTAAGAATGATCTGAGTGTGGCAAGAATGAGATTCCAGACACTTCATCAAAATGCTTATACACCCAAGCTCCTACTTCCATCCATTCATCTTCTTTAACAGAAACAGTAATAGATGGTTTATGCTCACACCATGCTCTTTGATAAACAAGCCAAGTATTTAAATGATCAATTGCTGTTAAATGATCTCTTGTTATTGCTCCAGATGGAGCTTTTACTGGAAATGAGAATACATATGTGTCATTTGGCTTCATGAAGTCGTCTTCTACTGGAATTCCTACTTCTTTTAAGAATGTAGACAACGGATCTTTTTTATCTCCACGAACTGTCCTGATGTAATACTCTGAATGCCACGCATGCATACCAGAAGATACCCCAACAAGCTGAGAAACAGTGCCTGAAGGCTTTACGCAAGTTATTGCAGCAGACTCTTGAATTCCAATTTTTTGAGCTTCTGACGCATTTGTTTCTCTTGCGTACTCTCTAAGTCTTTCTAGTGTGTCTTCTAACTTTTTTAAATTTTCTTTGCCTGAAAAGAACTTATTCCCAAATTGGCCAGTCAAAGAAACTCCTAGTAGGCGTTCTTCTTCTGTATTGTCTTTCCAAATTTTACGAAGATACTTAAAATCTGTTAGCGTAGATTGCCATGTTCCAAGAATTGTTGCTAAGCGTACCTTGTTTGCTACCGTTGTTGAGTTGTCATCTTCACGAATTACAACTTCGGATAGATTACAGAACTGATAAGGTCTAAGGATAATTTCTGAGCATGGGTTAGTTCCATAGTGGATCTCTGGATCTCTGCGTCCCCATCTTGCTGCTTGTTTTTGAGCTGCTGCAACATTGTATATGCCACGCTCACCTGATTTTGAGTCATACAGGTTTTTCCATTCCGCAATAAACTGTTCCATTTCTGGCTTACGAGAATATGCTACTGAATTATTAGAAAGGGCACGTTGTGAATTGTTTTCCCACCAATTTCCTGCTTTGGCTGCTGCCATCTCAATATCATTAATGTTAGACAAAGAAATCATTGCAGAACGACGAACTCCGCCAACGACTACAACTTCACCAATCTTACACATTATATCGTGAGCCTCAATAGGTTTCAACTGACGGCCTGCAGCAGCTTTAAACTTTGCAATTGTAAAATCAAAAAGATTAACTAAAGGCTGAGGGCCAGAAGAACGTCCACCCATTGTCTTTAAGCGAGCACCAGCTGGACGAAGCTTAGATACATCAACAGAAGGAATCTGTCCAGCCCAAAGCATTGCAAGAAGTTCACGGTATGCTTTTGCCCAACCAGTCTTTGAATCTTCAACAACAATCACAGTAGTAGATTTTTCAAATGACTCTGGGACGGCAGGAAGTTTATTGACATACTTATACTCTACAGAAAAACCAACACCTGTTCCACACATTAGGATATACATTGTTTCATCAAATGAACGAGGTGAATCTACTGGAACAAATGAGCAGTTATATCCTGCTACATGGTCTCTATCAAGAGCAGCACCTGCAGTCATTACTGCTCGCATTGAAGGCATTACGTTTCTATCATATACAGCTTGCTTTAACTCTTCTATAAGTTTTGAATCTGGTTCGTATGAATAATTTACAAATAGATGATCAAGCATGAAAGCAAAATATCTATCTACTGTTTCTCCCCATGTTTCTCTACGATTTTCTTCTGGCATCCACCTTGCATATCTAGATAAAGCAATAAAATTCTCATAGGGATTTTCAATAGTTCTTGACATTTTTTGTGTAAAGCTCCTTCTCCGCCTTGCGGTTTAATTAAAAATTGAATAGGTACTAATTCTACCAAACTTTATTTAATGTGGGAAGGGTTTATAAAAACTTTCTTTCTAAATCTTCAAAAGCTTTCTTAGTCAACTGATCCCAATTATATTCTTCATGAATTTTTTCTGATTGAGCAAAATAATATCCAAAGTAAGCTTTATAGTTTACAGCAAAATCATACATTAAATCTTCTAGATGTTTTTCGTCAGGTTTATACATAAAACCTAAATGAGGATCTCCTACTGCTTTTGGCAAAGTCTCATCTGTTAATTTAGACTTAAGCTTTAGTGGTCCTAAGAACTTTTTGTAATGTGCCCACTCGCTTGTACAAATAACTGGCATGCCTGTTGCTAAACCTTGAAGCGGGATAAAACCAAAACCCTCTCCCCAAGAAGGATAAACTAAACAATGATGATCATAGTAAAGTCTTAAAAGTTCTTCTTCAGAATATTCTTCTGTAATTATCTTTATATTATTATATGCTTCATCTGGTGAACATAATCTTCCATTTTTATCATAAACTCTAATTGTATTAAAGCCATGAGCTTTTATTGTTAAAGAATACTCTGGATTGTTGCCAAACATTTTAATAAAAGCATCAACAACCATTTGTCCAGCTTTTCTTGGTGCAGGTTCTCCTATATGCAAAAACTTAATTGGCCTGCCTTCTCTTAAAATTCTTTTTTTAGGTTTCCAAAATTCTTCTATACCATGTGGATAAACTTTAATTGGTTTTAATATTCCATTATTCTTAAATACTTCTGCACACCAATCAGATGTTGTCCAAACTTCATCACATAAATTAAATCTTTCTACCCATTCAATTCTCATAGAAGTTGATTCCCATGGCATATATCCAATTTGATATTGATTTTTATGAAACTTAAAATGTTGTGGTTGTGTAAAGTTTAATTGAATAGTAGATTTTGGATCTGCATATTTTACTGTATGACCAAGATTATTTAAAGATTTAACTATGTTTTTACCAGCATAACCATATCCAACTGCTGGATTAAGTCCTGCTTTTATTGTGTAATAAGATATATTCATTTAATCTTTCTGGTCAACTGGCTTGACACATTTAGGATAACAATGTTATTATTATAGTTCGTTATCTCTAAAGGAGGAAATGCCAATGGAGAATATAAAACAGCGATTGAGCGAGGTTGCTCATCACTGGACTGCTATAGGAATGATAACATTATTTTTATTTGGAGTCCAGCCTCAACCGATGCAAACCGCAAAAGCTTTGGTGGTAACACCAGAGATTAAAATAACAGAAGCACAACTGAAGAAAGAAACGCTGGAAAAGTTCAGCAATACTGTATACAAAGCCTCAGAAATGCTTACAGACGAAGAGTTACTAAAATTACTTAAGGCTGTAGGCTTCGAAGGAAAAGCCCTTAAAACGGCTTGGGCTGTTGCCAGAACGGAGTCTAACGGACGCCCTATGGCTTATAACGGCAACAGGAAAACTGGAGACAGTTCCTACGGAATTTTTCAGATCAATATGCTAGGAAACCTTGGTGATGATCGAAAAGAAAAATTCGACCTGCGATCAAACGTTTTGTTGTTTGATCCAGCAATTAACGCAGAGATAACGTATTACATGACCAATGGCGGGAAAGACTGGAGTTCATGGTCATCAGTAAAAACTGGTGCGGTCAGCAAGTGGCTAGCACAGTATCCTAACCAGTAGGAGATTGAGTGAAGATACAAAACGTATCTAGATATATTACTCTTTCGCAAGAGGGCCTTGTGTCTAAATTGGAATGTCCAATAGACCAAGGCCTTCTTATGCCTAATATAGATATTAATGATAAAATTTACCTATATTGCCTTTCTTGCAATTATACAAATATAGTTGGGTTGGAACTTTATGAACGAATCGAAAGAGCCGTTAATTCAAACTGACGGTGGTCAAATTAAAGAAACAGATGCCATGGGCAGAGAAAAATTTTGGGAAGACTTAGGACGTCCAGATGACAGATGATATTCAAGATCAATCTATAGAATCAAATTTAGATATGGTCAATTACATAATGCTTCATAGAATTTATGACATGCTAACCCTGATAGCTAAAAATACAGGGGATTCCAATGAAGTAGAAAAAATGGTACAATACCATGAAAAGGGATTCCTCCTGGGTCCCGCCCCTTCGTATTCAGTAGAAGAAAGGCAAGAAGATGGCAACTAAAGATGCAGTAGTCGAAACTATGGTTGAACAAATCAATATTCAATCTAGACAAGCGGCTGTAGCTCAAAAACAAGACTTGGTCGAATTAGAAAAAATGCTTTTGCAGGCACAGCCACACTACAGACAAATGTGTTCTGGCATGGTTGATGCATTAATTGCAAGAGGAATGATTTCTGTAGAATAGCCTTGACTTTAAATAAATAATAAAATACAATAATATTATAGGTCGAGCTTTGCTCCCTATAAGCCGTAAAGGCAGCAAGACCCAATCGGATCCGCCTCTGGTTGGGTTTTTTGCTTTTTCTGGTGTATAATATTTGCATGTACAGAGTTAAAAATTTAACTGTAAATGCTACGGCTCAAGAACTAACTATCGCAGATGGGGTTGAGTCTCATTATACAATCATTATAACAAATACTAGCAATAACAAACATATTCTAGTTGGTAGATCTGACTTATCTACAACAAATTACGGTATAAGAATTGAGCATGACAGCCCTCCTCTTATTTTGGAAAATATGCCATGGACAGATAGACTATATGCAATTTGTGAAGACCCAACATCAACAGCTGGCGTAGCTGTAATGATTATTGAGAGATAAAAATGAGTCCACACGAATGGTCTAAGCAAATGAAAAACCCTTACTTCAGAAGTCCTCATTATCAAGAAACTCCTGGAGGACAGCTAGAGCTGCGTGTAGAAAAAAGAATTAAAAATATTTTAAATAAAATATTATTTTGGAGAAAGAAAAATAATGCTTGATTTTTCAAATGACAGTAGATGGTATAGCTTAGGTAAAGATATATGGGTTCAGGAAAACTTTTTGTCCCCAGAAGAAATTTCTTATTTTAGAAATATATTAGACAATATGTCAGAAGAAAAATGGAATGAAGCAAAAAATCCTATTGAATGGTATAACGGAAAAACAAGTGCGGCGTTAGAAGAGCTAAAACCAATTAATAAGAGAATAACTGATATAGTAGCTCCATCATATGAGCCAACACCAAACCTTTCTTTTACAAGAATGTTTCCTGGAGACTCTATGCATGAACATAAAGATACATGTGAAGAAGAAGAAGCAACATCTAACGATGATTTTGGCACATGTGCAATAACTAGATATGGTGTAGTTGTTTATGTAAATGATGATTTTGAAGGCGGAGAGCTATACTATCCTGAATTAGATTTAAAGTATACTCCGAAAGCTGGAGATCTAGTAATACACGGAGCTTTAATAAACCATGGTGTTGCAGAGGTAACATCTGGTATAAGATATGCATATGCATCATTTCTAGTAGACAAAGGAGCAATAAATGCCTGAAGTAGTATTTAAAGACAAGCCAGAAGAAAACGAATTAATCCCAGAAGAACTTATAGCTCAAGATAGCAATGAAGTAAAGTACGAAGGTCCAGTTTATGCAAAAGATAAGCCAGGGTTTGAAGATATTGGTCATGGTATTTTAGTTGCAAGAAACTTCTTAGAAAGAACAGATTTTAATTATATAAAGTATCAAGCAGAAGAACTTCCAGAAGAGCAATGGGATACACATCCAGCTCATTCTAGATTTAAGGGAGTTATCAGCACAAATCTAAAGGTTGCAGCTATTGCTGCTCAAGTTATTGACACAATGATGCCAGAATATTGGACAAACGATCATCAAACAATCAATAGAATGAGAGTTGGAGATAGAACTTATAGATTTGGATGGGGTGCATGGGGATCAGCAGATTATGTAATCCTTTATTACTTCGGAGAGTTTGAAGGCGGAGAAATCGTATTCCTTGAAAAGGACGGGCAAGAAGTTAATTTTGAGTTTACTCCAAAAGAAAATGAACTATACTTGCTTCCAATTAGAGATCATGAGTTCTATATCTCAAAGCCAGTTACAAAGGGAACTAAATATTCATTTGTAGATTGGTTATATCGTCATGGTGAATGGGTAGTTGGATAAATAGTGCATTGAAAAAGTGCAAAAAAAGTGCGGCGGAAGTAGAAGACCCTAATCCCACATACTCTTTTTCCCATATTCAGGTTTATATATAGGATCTTCAGTATATTCGTACAATATATCCATAAGAAGCATACAGTCAGAATGGCTTTCTAGATACCATATGTCACAATACCCCTTGTCTGCATTCAAACAATTGGCTAAACGCCCTTTAAGGCCTTCTATGACCCATTCTAGCGTTGTCCTGGCATATAGGTCATCAGATATATAGAAATTTTGATTTACGACCTTAGCTTGCCTAATGGCGCTAGAGAGTTGGTCAATTAATTTATTAGAAACTGTAGCCATATACCTGAGATATAGGTTATCATAAGGACCCATGAGATCCATAGTACGGTTTTATAGGATTTATTCTTCTTGTACATCTAGATCTTCTCCTAGGTCAAAGTCAAAGACGTTTTCCCATCCCGCCTTTTTTAAAAAATTATGAATTAGTAATCCAGATGCTATTGCTAATGCAAATAAAATAATCTTATTCTTCATATATATCCTAGTCAACTACTTTTATTAGTCTTTCTAATATGTGTTCTAATTCTATGACAATTACTGCAAACAATTTCACATTTAGCAATTTCTTCATCAATTTTCTTCTTTGATAAAGTCTGGACTAATTCCATGACATTTGCATGTTTCTTGCCTCTGACATGATCAAAGTCCATTACATAATATGGATACTGTATCTTACAATCTACACATGGGGTTCTTTCTTTCATATCCCGCAAATATTTGTGTAAGACTGCTTTTTGTTTAGCTTTTGAAACCTTTTCGGTTTTCATATATGTATATTATATAATATATTATTTTAATGATACCTGGGGATATAGATTTTTAGGAAAGCCCCCCTTTCCCCCCATTGTAAAAAATAGTACAATGTTGAGAATAGAGAGTGCTGACACCTGGTACATATGAGTAATCAGTGTAAGCCCCCACAAACCAAGATTAAGTATAGCATCACAAAAATTTGTAAGTCAATAGTTTCAGCCATTTTTATTTGCACTAATGGCATAGTATTTTAATACACTAATGGTATATTAATTCTAGTCGACTAGTATTTTCATTTTTACAAAATGTTAATATATTTTTAATTTGTATGATCCAGGGTTCTTAGAATGTCCGATTTGTCCGATAGTGCGCCCATAATCCTGCTATTTGTGGCGTAACTCACAGATTATTTTTTCAATTTGTCTCTTATGTCCGATTTGCGACTTGATATTTGTCGGTGGGGTAGTGTAAAGTTATAGGTATAAGAAGTTGAAAAGGTTTCAACAAGAAAGGTGGTCTAACATGGACTACAACGATTACTACGACGAGATTTATCTCGATATTTATTTAGAGTTTGGTGCTGATAGTGTTTCAGACCCTGCTTATGCTGAATCCCTACTAAAGAAAGAAGGTATCTAATATGAGTGCTAACCTATACTCTATTGAAAGCCTATTGGTAGGTAAGCCCTATCGTAGCCGCTCCGTTGTGGGCGAGATTGTATCCGCTACTAAGCACCCTGAAGCCGTATGGTATGACGGGGCAGAAGCGTATCTAGTAGAGATACGCAAGGAGCATGGGGGCTATACCTATCGCTCAGTAGCCGTAGCGTGTGACTAACCTCACACCCTAACGGGTGCGTGTCGCCTTGATAATGTCGGTCATAGGTGATAGTCTAACGACATAACAAAATTGAATAAGGGTATGAGCCTAGCAAATAAACCGAAAGGGTGAGCCTAGCAAATAAGACCCTAACTAACTAACAAAACGAAAGAATAGGAAATAAAGAAATGAAACTAGAAGTAGCAATATGGAACGGAAAGAAAACAAAAGTATTAGCCGTAGAAACTTTCCACTCAACTAAAGAACTATTAGACTTCATGAAAGAATTACAGGTAGTAGATAAAGACGCAAGTTATAACTTGCTCTCAGTAAAAAAGGAAAATAAATAAATGATGACTAAATGGGATACAATTCAAGCAGATGTAGCAGATGCCTACATTGGAATAGAAGAAAATCTAGAGTGGGAAAAAGCCTACATGGAAGATTTAGCAGAAGGCTACATGCTAGATGAAGAAGATGAACTAACACTAGATTGGGAGGAATAATAAAAATGGAAATCGAGATCACATGGGAATTCTTATACATAAACTCCGATTTCTTAGGGCTCTATGCTAATCTCCCTATGTATTTACTAATCGGAATACCCGCCCTAATTTATTCGGTGCGCTTGCTAAAGCGTGATAAAGAACACATCTAAATAACGGCGTGTCGCCTTGACAAAGGCGGCAGCTGCCCCCAGTCTTTTGGGGGCCCTGTCAAGTCGAATTACGGCGTGTCGCAAAAAATTCCTGAGATTTGCGTCACATTGTGGCATAGATCACATGTGACCTACCTCACAATGTCCGATTTACCCTATTTACAACCCTCAAAATGTCAGTGGTCTATGTTAGACTTCTAGTCATAAGATAAAGAAAGGAAAACTAAATGAAACTAATTTGTTGCTTTTGTGAAAAAGTTTATTCAAGCGAAACTAGATTTTGCGGATTTTGTAATGAGTATAAAGGTCTTATGACTATTGAAGATTTTGAAAATGTCTATGGAAAGGTAGGTATCTAATAATGGGATACATTGAAATTTTTAGAATGAATGATGAGGGTGCTGGCTGGGTTGACCTCAGCGAGGCTACACCTCAAGAATTGCTAGACCTTGAAATTGGTTTATTTCAAGAGGGAGCTTTGTGATTTTTATCACAAGGCTTGAGCGTCTCAAAATTTGAGAAAAACCGATTTGGATTTGTAAATGTCAGTGGGTTTTGGTAAAATTGCCAACCTAAAGAAAGGAAAACTAATGAGAGCATACTCTATCGTTGATTTGCTAGTAGATACTTACTATGCGCCAACTTCTCTCCGCCGTCGTTTCAATGGCGGAATTATC